AACTGTTTTGCCCGCTCGATAAACTGCGCCGTGTTCACTTTGCGCCCTGCATCATCGGTTTAGCAATGGAGGCAAGCGCCGGCGCCGCGTCGACCATTTGTTGTTGTTGTGCGGCCTGTTGTTGCGCCTGCCTCCCTTGCATCACCGCTCCCATCGTCTTAATCCATCGTGTTGGAACCGCTTGCCCTTGTGCGATCTCCGGCATTGCCGCATCCCAGTCGAGCCAATCGAGTGGGCGTTTGTCCCCTGTCACATTTACATAGTTCTGAGACCAGTCAACGAGGCGGAAGAACCCTGAGATCCCTTCAGCCTTTTGCGCTCTCGATAGAGGCGAATCATATTCGACGACGTACTGCCCCGCCGCTTGTCGGAGGATATCAGGCATCGGCGACACAAGACCTTGCTGCATGAGCAAGTCCACTTCCCGCTCAATCATCGGGCCGAGTGATTCCGACTGCTGCCGCCCCATGGTCGGGGACAACAACGCGCCCTTTTCTCTGGTGCGCTCAATCACCTCCGTGGCCGTCATCTCCGGCGTTTCAGTGAGGATCTGAAACAGTGTGACGAGGAACGCATCGTTAATCACCAGGCGCTCGTCATCCATCAGCTCTTTGCCGATCATGATGTTACCAGTCGGCAGCACATGCACCAATGGACGCCCGTCCGCGCTTACCCCGCCGTAGTTGATAGCGCCACCGCGCATCGAGAAATTATCAAGTACCCCATCGTCATGAGCCAACAGAACAGGGTCCACCACACGATGGCCCTGCTTAAGCACCGTTTTCTTTTCCTCATTGAGCACCTTTAATGAGGGTAAGACAAGCATTGCCGGAGAGCGTCCGTAGACCTCTCCGGGCGCAATGACATATCTTGAGATCGCGTACGGGAAACTGGCATACCCCTCATCCAACAAATGCGCCGGGCCTTCGATTGATACATACTCCGATCGATACGGCTGACCGGAGGCATCGATGCGATTAGGGTTGTAGTCCTCGCGCGGCGTCACGTAATGGATGAACTGAAACGAATTGTCATACTTCTTCATATCGACGGCGGCGGTACGAATCTTTTCAGGGAGCTTCGCCGCGCCAAACTTTTGCATCGCCTGTCGAGCCGTGAGAGGGAACCGTCTGATAACCGTATCGATGATCCCTTGGTGATTTTCACAAAACCGGACTTCACCTAGATGAATGGCACGGTACCGAAGTCCTCTTCCATATCGAGGTTGCAACTTATCAATGAACGTTGCACCTGTACCAAACGCCCCAAGCGCCATGTAATTTTCATGTTGCTGACTCGCAAAATTGGCAGCGGGTGCGTAACGGTACTTAAAGAGGCTTTGTGTCAGTTCGTCGAACCACAACTGGACATTGCGCCGCTGCTTCAATGTCGGATCGGACGGCTGTAGACTGTGCCATTGCGACCCCCGCGGCGTGAGCATTGACTCCATCGCCGCAGCGAATCGCGTGAGCGCAAGCGCCCCTGTGGCGTCGTACATCTCTTCTGTCAGGTTTTGTACAGGCCGGTTGAGACCGTAGCCCCCACTTGAAAAAGATCCGGCATAGTTGGGAAGGACCCGACGCGCGATTTCCTCACAGATCGAATCAAGGGACCCACGAGCATTGCCCGCCGTGTCCCATCGTTTCGCAATCGCTTGCGCGCGGTCTTGTCCTTCGTCGTCGTTCAAGGCCATAGGTTGATTGTTACCTATACCCGTGCCGCCACGGACCCCGACCTGCATTCACCGACTGATTCGTGGCGTTGATGCTGGCTTGGTTCATGTTCGATCCAGACTTCGACAGCCCATCACCAATGAGCGCCCCAGCCCCGATCATCCCGCCGGCTTGGATCACAGGCCCCATGAGGCTCGTGAGTAATCCCGTTTGCACGAATACCTGCATATCTCGCATCTTATCCGAACGACAGTTCCCATCCGGATTGACGAACACCTTCTCACACCATCCTGTCACCACCAGGCTTTGCGATAGTGCCGCAGGCCGATCAAGAATCTCAACCTGCAAATCACCCATGGTGTGAGAACTGGACGACACACAGCCGGTTGTCATGGCCGCAACGAATGCGAAGGCCGCTCCCGCACTTGATCGCATTTAAAACCCTCCTAAGAATTTTCGTGATTTAGCGACAGGCTGATCGTCTGGACTTGACAGTTGTGTAGACAAGCGCCCCCGTGCTGCTCGCACCCGCTCCGCTTCCGCCGCCGCGTCTAGCTTCTTTTGTGACTCATCCGCGGCACCGGTATCAGAGCCCAAGACTGGGAGCGTGTGCAACGCCGGCGCTTTCGGCGTCATGGCGTCCGATCCCATCCCCATCAACGCCGCGATTTGCGCGCCGCCAGGGATAAACCGCAACGGCCCGCCGGCCATGGAGTTCACCGGGTTGTCCCCGCCGAGATCTTGAAACGGCTTTTTTTGCGCCGCTTCCGATAACCCCAACGTGCCGACGCCGGCAAGCGCTCTGAAGACTGGTCCACCGCCCATCGTATCAAGCCCCTCTGTAATGTGGATATGTGTGGTATATCTCACGAACACAGCGGATAGTCAATATCTCTCGCGACCCGCGCACGGTTCGCCGTCGACGCCCGATTATCCCGCCGCGCCACTCGCGTAGCAAAAGTTAGCGCCAAGGCGTCCCCGTCATCCGGGGATCGGAACCCCTTCGCTTTCAAGGACTCCTTCGATTCAAGCATCTGCTTATCTTTCGCTTTGCCGAAGTAGTCGTACTCCGGCGCCGTCAGGTCGCCAAACAGCCGTGGGTCGCCATCTATTGCGCCCCCGCCTAACCAATCACGCATCTTCGCCCACATCTCCGTACGCTTATTCGCCCATTCAGGGGACTCGGAGTCACTTCCAAACCACACTTCATGCACCCGGTACTTGCGCTCTCGTAACCGGTCAATCACCCCCGTGCCGTTGCCCGCATCGATATTCACCGCGTCCGGATGGACGGTATCTATCCATCGTGCTATTTCATTCGCCACATACATGTTGTCACGGTTTTTAAACCGCACCGGTGCGATGGATCGCGCATCACGGCCTTGACGAAATCTAAATACCGTGGAGTCATCCCCATACCGTGCAATGTCCACCCCCATGATAAGCGGGGCGTACGGGTCTTTTTCTAGGACTCGAGATTGGGCGCCAGAGACGAGGGTGTTGGAGATGAACTGCCTGTTCCCTTGGGCGGGGAATTGTCCAAGTACTTCTACTCGGACGGTATCGGAGTCGATCCCATATTGCTCAACCATTCTATTAAAGAGCGCTGTATCAGTGCCCTCGACTGTTCGCGAGTCGAGTTGTCGAAGTTTCCAATAAGCTCGATGGTTATTGAAACACTCAAAGAAGCCCCCGGAATTGCGTCGGGGGTTCGAGGCAACCACCCAGTAACGATCGAGGACTGGCTCTGTAAAAAAACCTTCCGTGACGTTGAAAATTGGGACGGGGATGCCTGAGGCTTCGTCATAAATCACCATGACTCCGTACGGGTTGTGGACGCCGGCGAAGGCGTCCGGATTTTCTTCTGACCACAATTGGCCTTGAGCATAATAGTACCCACAGTCGATAGACAACTGTTCCGCTAGCAACTTTTTAAACCACTCGGCCGGCCGGACTGACAACACCGTAGACTCAAACCAATGGGCGTTAATCAGGAGTGTTGTCCATTTCCCGATTTCAGCGAACGTGCGCGTCTTCAACTGGGGCTCTGTATTCGCGGTGACAATACAAGTCGACCCTAGGCGCGTCGTCATCATCCAGTCCACGAGCCATGAAATCTTCGCCGACTTCCCCACGCCGCGGCCGGATGCCGTCGCTTCTCGCCACATCGTGGGATCGGTCCCCAACATGATGTTGCCCTTTTGGTTCTTGATGTGCTCAGTGATCGCCTGAAGGTCATCCCGTTGCCACGATCGCGGGCCCTTCATGTTACAGAGCGGCGTGTTCGGCTTCCCCCACGGATAGGCAAAGAGGACGAATTTTTCGAGGTCGTCCGCTATTTGCGGGTCCCACAGTTCGGTCATTAATGCTTGTTCTTCTTGTCCTGAGTATTTCATTCGTCCAATGCCCCCGACACCCCGAGCCATGCGTACGTCCACCGAACCCGCCCGCAGTTCTCTATCTCTTTGTGGACGCGCGTCATGTACTGCTGAGTGAGCATAACAGGGTTTGTAAATCGACGACGAGTGTAAATTAACACGCTACGTTTAGTAGTCGTCGATAGTGTTCGTTTTTGTACTGGCATGTGTGTTGAATAGAATACATGTGTGTTGTTTTTCACACAAGTGTGCGATTTATGAGACAGTTCTTCTTCTTTGGCTGATAGGAAATTAAAAAAATTTCTAAAAAATTCAGGAAAGAGAGTCGAGTGTGTGTGAGGGTCCCGCTTAGACACACGGCCTCGGAGTGAAGGCCCCCTACCCCACCGGGTGCTCCCCCTATTGATCTGATCTCTACTCTGTATGGCGATTGACTCTCCATAGCTTTTCAATCGGCTGGCATCCTTCTTGCTGGCTGTTGACATAATGTATCTTATGAGACAAGTGAGGAATGTCATAGACTTATGAGAGCGGGGAGTGAGTAGCGTTATCAATCGAGTGGCGGAATGAATAAAACCCTTATTTATCAACACCTGTGCTGTTAATCCAGTGGATTAATGATCTGCTTTGGCTTGGGTGTAACGTCAATTACTCTGCTCCGAGCCTCTTGTAATGCGTCTTTGACGTTGGCGTGTCGAACCTCGATGTGGGTCGTAGTGCGGAATTGGGGGGCGAGATGAGACGCGACCCACTTGATGTTATCGCTGATCACTCGGAGCATCGGCGGGTCTGCATCTGGGTAGTGTTCGTCGATGTGCAGCAGCTTATCAGCGTGGAGTGATAGGCCGAAAGCCCTCGCGCTCTCCAATTTCTCCACGAACAACGGGTCGTTTTTCATCACCTTGTGAAGCTCGTATAAAGATAGTCCCATTATTACGGCGATTTTGTTGTTTGACTTACCTTCTGCCGCAGCAGCTATTCCGGCCTCGTAGTTGATAGCTCTTTCCACTTTCATAATAGAGTTTCTATATCACCGGCGTGTTGTTTTTACAACATGTGCTGTGTTTTTTCACCGCGTTTGTGCTCATTTTATCACACTGCCTTTTTTGCTTTCTGTTGCTTTTCAAGCGTTTGCGTTTGGCACGTGTAGTGCATTAGCTACCGAACATGAACGGCAAACCTAAAACCACGGAGGAACGAATCATGCCGAACTACTGCAAAATACGATTTGAATCTAAGTACTACCGCGGAGCCACGGGTGGGATAGTATTCGAGGCCAACATACTAAAAGGAAAGACAATCACAGAGCTATCCAGGTATTCCCCAATCGGCGAATTTAACAGAATGAACAGACTCGAGCGCTCCCCGTTTTTCGAAACATGGAACGAGGCATTCAACTATGAATTCAAACAACCAAAGAAAGGACTTTAATCATGCACGACTTATTAATCCTCTCACTTATGTTTGTTTGCAACGGCGTAGGCGTCTACATTGCCTACCTACTGTTCAATTGGTTTGAAGACCGGCCGGTTGTGAAACTAGACGTCAAGAAAAACTACTTAGCCAATGTGCGGAGGGAGAAATGACAACCTACGGTGCGCGAAAGCCAAAGCCATTTAACCTTCGATTCTATAAACCTGTGTACCGGGTGGCATGCGCGATTTGTAAACGTGGCACCGATTCATGCACTCATGCTTGGGTGGAGACACGGAGCTACACATTCAAAGTCGCGAAAGAGGAATCCGAAGAACGATCCAAGCAATGTATTGACTCCTATTTCGCGTTTGTCGCAGAGCAAATCACCCTGTTGAATAGAGAAACGGCGAAATCATGAAACCCATCCAAGCCACCTTTTGCGGCATCCAACAAGGCCCCCATCCCTTCGAACTGTGGACAATCTTGGAACCGATGGGGTGCGAGTGCCACACCTGCTTATCAACCATCTCATTACAAACCATCCGCGCGCATGGGTTTGAACCCGTGCAGCAGAAAGACGAGGGACTATGAAAGCGGTTACGGTAAAACCGATTATGATGAACAGCGCAATACTTAATGAAATAGAGTATAGGACGGCGCAAGGGCAACGGCAATTAACGATCGCTCAATATTTGTATGAATACGCTACTATCGGTTATACATTTGATCGATCTTGTGACACGCAAGGTATCGCGAGATATATGAGCGGGGGCCGTGCAGGAAATAGCTATCCTTGCCTTACCCTCTATCCTATACAAGCGGATGACAAGGTATCAGCTTGGAATGTTAACGCACGGCGAGACGCGAACTATGAGGCGTTCCGGATGTTGCGAAACAGTATATTTGCGGTGTCAATGGGGCGAATTGTAGAAGTGTAATACACTGAAAAAGATCTATTATGACACCCGACACCTTCACCTTACGCAAACAATTGCGACGGTCGCGGAGTACCAATGCTATTCTCGGATTGGTACTCGCAATCGTCCTTCTGTTCCTCGCATTGAAAGGATTTTAACAATGAACACAACGAAGCATACGCCAGGGCCGTGGAAGTGTATAGACCCTCATGTAATTCGTGGCCCTAAGAACGTTGTAGTCGCTAAGACGCTGGATTCCAAGGAAGGGTATGAAATCAAGCAAGCCAACGCCCACCTTATAGCAGCCGCGCCAGCGATGTATGAGGCGTTGAAGGCACTAGTTGAGTATCTAGACACGCAAGTACAGGCAGGCAAGCTAGACGACTGGAAACATGTGCTTGTGGCAAGGCAAGCCCTTGCACAAGCGGAAGGAAAATAGCCATGAAAACCCCTGGCCAACTCGACTACGAGCGCGACGTGCAACAGAAACCGCTGTATCATACCGGACACCCACGAAAGACCTGGGAAGAACTCTCAGAGATCACCCGCTGGTCCTGGGAGCGGCGCCACGTACCGCTGACCCTCTCATTCTTCATGCTCTCCCTTCTCTCAGCTTGTACCGTTCACACTCCCCCACCACGTCCCACACTCATGTATGTTGATTGTGGGGGAACTGCCCGAAATATCTCCCTTGCCGAGTACCGCACTCAACCGCGGTGCGTTCAAATATAACTCACCAATGCGCTCCCTCACCACAGGGTGGGGGAGCGGAGCAACAACCGACCAACCCACACCGCCGCGTATCCGAACCCCTCAATAAACGATTAAAAGACGAGCGCCCGACCGTTTTTCACAACCGTAATTCACGGCTTATGCGCTGCAAACGCTGTTTTTAATTCAGACAAACATTTTTTATCTTCTTATTGGCAGTTAGTTGTCCGTCACTATTCGCTCCAAAT